AGAAAAATATGGCAACAAGGTTACAAAAGGTTATGCAGCGATGCGTGAAGAACACAAAACAGGACCTGCTGGTCAATTAAAAGGCAAAGATGCTATTACTAAAAAAAGCAAGCCCGGCGGAAATGAAACGCCGCATCCTGCCAGAGGAAAACTAGTTGGAGAAGATGATGCTCCTAGGATATCAGCGGCTGTTGCAAATCTTAACATAAAGGACAGTGATCCTTACATGCTTATAGCTAGAGGATTGCAAAAATCTGTAAAAGGTGAAGTATTAAGTGAAAGAGAAAGAAAAGCTCTCAAACCTTATGTGGGTCTTTTTACCAAACTACTTACAACTCCGCAGTTTAGAAACAATATGATTGCTATGAATAAAATCCTAAAGGGGAAAGATGATTCTCAGTAATGGCTTTTTTAGTTCATAACTTACCAATAGTTCCAGTATTTGTAAAAAAAGAATATCTATATGATTTAGAAAAAGGACACGGAGAACTTACTCCTGGTGTCTGGATCAGTGTAAAAAGTATTATGGGTAAAGCACTGTACTTTGAAACACTTCTGACAGACTATGGCGCACTATTTGACAAACTTCCACTTTCAGCATTTGTATGGAAGGAAGACTTCAATCCAGAAGATCAATTACCATTAGACACTTTACAAATTTGGGATTGTTTTGATTATGATATTACAGTTATTAAAAAACCAATGTTAGCGGATTGTCAATTTTTTGGAAAAGACAAAAAGATGCACACAGGCGAATATATTTTTACTATAGACAACGCACATAGAGATAAAAGTATAATAGATTCAAATTTTTCAGAACACGATCCAGAACACAAATCTTTCAACATAATAAAACTAGACAACGGACAATTTGCAGCACAACCAAATAATAGAGTAATTTTCACAGATCAAAGTCTAGTACATCCGGATAGAAAAATGCCGGACTTCAAAGTTTGCACACAGAATTACACTGTAGAAAATACACCAAAATGGTCAGTAGGGCATACTGATGAGTGGCAATACAAAACATTAGATGAAGAAGATGCCCAATCCAAATCATAAAGAAGTATACAAAATGTTTTGGAATATCAAAGGTCACTTAGAAGTCACCGAAAAAACAGCAAGAGATTGTTATGAAGGGTACTTCCGCAGAGCTTGGGGTAACCACGAAATGGTGTATCATGAAGATGGGTTTGAAGAAGCATACACTAAAAAGTTCTTGACAAAGGCAAAAGATTAGTATATAATTATTAGAAACATTAGGAGTAATTATGAGCGATAGAGTATACGGCGTAGAAGAAAAGGCAAAACTTGAAAGGCTTGTTAATGAAGGTGTAACTGTATTACAAGAAGTTACAGATCTTCAGGAAGGCTTAAAAGAAACTGTAAAAGCAGTAGCAGAAGAACTTAATATGAAGCCTGCACTTATTAACAAAGCTATTAAAATTGCCCAAAAAGGCGACTGGCATAAAGTTGCAGATGAGTTTGAAGATCTAGAAACTCTTGTTGCAACAGTAGGCAAAGACAAATAGATATATACAATATACGCCCAATGCCAATTGGCGGGCATGAAGAAGGTTAAGTTGGCCATAAGCAACGAGGAGAATAAATGAGTTACGTAGACGCAGTCTTTGACCGTGATCAAGACATCATTCGCGTAGTAGAACGCAAAGACGGTAAAAGACACTTCCATGAATATCAAGCAAAATATACTTTTTATTATGAAGACCCTAGAGGCAAATATAAAAGCATCTATGGAGATCCTCTAACACGTATTGTATGTAAAAATACGAAAGACTTCCGTAAAGAAGTTGCTATAAACAAAAATAAAAATTTATTTGAAAGTGATATTAATCCAATTTTCCAATGTCTTAGTGAGAATTATCTCAATCAAGATGCACCTAAACTGAATATTGCATTTTTTGATATTGAGACTGACTTTGATCCAGAACGTGGATTTGCTGACCCGAGCGATCCATTCATGCCAATTACTTCTATTGCAGTATATTTGCAATGGATGGAAACTATGGTTTGTTTGGCAGTTCCTCCTAAAACATTGACAATGGAAGAAGCTAAGAAAACATTAGAAGGCATTGACAATGTAATGCTATTTGATGATGAAGGAAAAATGATAGACACTTTTCTTACATTAATTGAAGACGCAGACATATTGTCAGGTTGGAACAGTGAAGGTTATGATATTCCGTACACAGTAAACAGAACAAGTCGTGTGCTAAGTAAAGATGATACTAGACGTTTTTGTTTATGGGGACAACTGCCACGTAAACGTGAATATGAAAAGTATGGTAAATCAGCTGAAACCTATGACCTAGTAGGTAGAGTGCATTTAGATAGTTTAGAATTATATCGTAAATATACATATGAAGAAAGACACACATATAGACTTGATGCCATTGGTGAAATCGAAGTTGGTGAAAATAAAGTCCCTTATGAAGGCACTTTGGACCAATTGTACAATAATGACTTTAGAAAATTCATTGAATACAACATACAAGATACCGCACTACTGGACAAGCTGGACAAAAAACTAAGATTCATTGATCTAAGTAACGAACTTGCTCATGCAAACACTGTTTTGCTACAGACCACAATGGGTGCAGTAGCAGTGACAGAACAAGCGATTGTAAATGAAGCACACAATCGAGGCCTACAAGTACCTAATAGACCTAAACGTGATGACGAAAACACACAAGCCGCTGGTGCTTATGTTGCGTTTCCTAAAAAAGGACTGCACAAATGGATTGGTTCAATGGACTTAAACAGTCTGTATCCTAGTGTGATTCGTGCGTTGAACATGGCTCCTGAAACTATTGTTGGGCAAATACGTCCTGAGATATCAGAATCCAGAGTACATGAAGATATCACACTAAAGAAAAAATCTTTTGCAGGCTCATGGGAAGGACGCTTTGATACAGAAGAATACGAAGCAGTTATGGAGCAAAGAAAAGACGTTGCACTTACTGTTGACTTTGAAAATAGTGAAACAAGAGTAATGAGCGGTGCTGAAATATACAAATTAATTTTTGACAGTAACATGCCGTGGATGTTAAGCTCAAATGGAACTATATTCACAACAGAATTTGAAGGTGTTATTCCGGGACTACTTAAACGTTGGTATTCGGAACGTAAAGAATTACAAGGCATGCTTAAAAAAGCGAAAGACGCCGGTAACAGCACTGAAATCGAATATTGGGATAAGCGGCAACTTGTTAAAAAGATTAATCTAAACAGTTTGTACGGTGCTATTCTTAATCCTGGTTGTAGATTTTTTGATAAACGTATCGGACAGTCAACTACACTTACAGGTCGTACTATTGTTAAACACATGAGTGCAGAAGTAAACAAGGTTATCACTGGCAAATATGACCATGTTGGCGATGCAATGATTTATGGTGATACTGATTCTTGTTACTTTAGTGGTTATCCTGTGTTGAAAGAACAGATTGACAAGGGAGAAATTCCTTGGGATAAGGATAATGTAATTAAATTATATGACCAAGTTTGCGAAGCAGCCAATGAAACGTTTCCTGAATTCATGTTAGAAGCATTTCATTGTCCTAAAACACGTTCAGGTGTTATTGCCGCAGCAAGAGAGATTGTTGCTGAAAGCGGACTGTACATTACAAAGAAAAGATATGCGGCATTGGTATATGACGTTGAAGGATTTAGAAGTGATGTAGATGGTAAGCCGGGAAAAGTAAAAGCAATGGGGCTTGATTTGCGTAGATCAGATACTCCTGTATTCATGCAAGAGTTTTTGAGCGAACTTCTGCTAATGGTACTAACTGATGCAAGCGAAAAAGCCGTGCTTGATCGTATTACAGAGTTTAGAAAAGACTTTAAATTGCGTCCAGGGTTTGAAAAAGGTTCGCCTAAACGTGCTAATAAGATTGGACACTATCAGCGTCTTGAAGAAAAGCAAGGCAAAGCAAACATGCCTGGACATGTTAGAGCAAGCATTAACTGGAACACACTGAAACGTATGAACGGTGACAAATATTCGCAGGAAATTGTAGACGGAATGAAAGTTATTGTTTGTAAACTAAAACAAAACCCACTAGGTTACACAAGTGTTGCATATCCAACTGATGAATTACATCTGCCTGAATGGTTTAAAGAGTTGCCATTTGATGATGAAGCTATGGAGTCAACAATTATTGATAACAAACTAGACAATTTGATTGGTGTGTTAAAATACAATATTGAAGATACTAAACAACACAACACATTTAACAGTTTATTTGATTTTGGAGAATAATTTATGTCTTGGATTAACGTACATAGATTCATATTTGATGTAGACGGAACACTTACACCTAGTAGAGGAAAAATTGACATGGATTTTGGTGTCTTTTTTACTAATTTTTCTGCTTATAATTTTGTGTATCTTGTTACAGGCAGTGACAAAGATAAAACTATAGAACAAGTAGGAGATGAAATTTATAGTTTTGCTAAAAAAGTGTATAATTGTAGTGGAAGTGATGTTTATACTGGTAATAATAATGTGTTTAGAAATGAATGGAAACTGCCAGTATCAGCAAGAGAATGGCTTGAACGGGAACTTGCAGGTAGTGACTTTGCTTTAAGGACAGGATTGCATATTGAAGATCGACCAGGAATGGTTAATTTTAGTGTAGTAGGTAGAAATGCTACAATAGGTGAGAGAAAGTTGTATGTGGAATGGGACGTCGAAAATAACGAAAGAAATAGTATTGCAAAAAAATTTAAAAAACAATTTCCTAGTATTGAAGCAGTAGTAGGGGGAGAAACTGGTAT